TGCCGACCGATGGGGACATCAATCTTGCGTTTGAAATCATCAACGCACGGTATAACAATCGTGCCCTGCGGACGATTTTTTCAGGGGAGCGCGGGCTGAATGAAATCATGGAACTTGACGAGGCTATGGGGAGCAGAATTTATCAGCGGTGCGGCAAATATAAGCTCAAGATCGGATGGGGCGAAGGGCGGAACTACAGAACGAGAGAGGAGCTTGAGGTATGAATAAAGTGATTCTGATGGGACGGCTGGCAAGAGAGCCGGAGGTGCGGTATTCGCAAGGGGGAGAGCCTATTGCGGTGGCAAGGTATACTCTTGCAGTCAATCGCAGATTCAAACGCAAGGATGAGCTGGAGGCGGATTTCATCCCTTGCGTTGCCTTCGGCAAGGCGGGAGAGTTTGCGGAGAAATATTTCAAAAAAGGGCAGATGGTTTCTGTTGTCGGGCGGTTGCAGGTGCGTAGCTGGGATGACAACGAAGGCAAAAAACGCTGGAGCACGGATGTGATTGTGGAGGAACAGTATTTCGCAGAAAGCAAAGCGGCGGCGGAACAGAGCAGACCCGCAGCGGCACCCAATAAGCCTGCAAAGCAGATGGGACTGGCGGAGCAGGAGGGGTTCTATCCGATTGATGAAAGCGTTGAAGATGATGATTTGCCGTTTTAAGAAGGGATAAGCATGACAAGAAAAGAAGCTCTGGAATATTTGAAACATCGTTTTATGGAGACCGGAAGTCCCTTGAACCCATCATGGGAATCATTGGAAGAACTTAAGAGACATTATGGAGCCATTGGTATAGCAATTTCTGCACTGGAACAGCATGTGCCGAAACAACCAGATCTTGAAGGTGATGGGTATGACGAGGATGGAGAGATTATATTTGACGAGTGGTTATGCCCCTGCTGCAGAACCAGATACGAGGTAGATTATGACGATTATAAGTTCTGTCCTAATTGCGGACAGGCGATTGATTGGAGTGTTGAGGATGACGATTGATGAAAAGATTAACCGGCTGAGAGAATCCGCGGAGAAATACAGGGCAAATACAAATGCTGAACCGCAGAATTCTTTTGAGGCAGAGGCGAAAAAGGTCGCAGAACATGAGGCAGAGAAAAATAAGCAGCTTGCTGACTGGCTGGAGGAACTAAAACGCTACAGGGACTTGGAAGAGCAGGGGCGGCTGTTGGTGCTGCCCTGCAAGGTCGGAGATACGGTGTATGAAATCCTCGAAGAAACCGTACCAAACCACTATTTTTATATCAGCGAATGGAAGGTGCAGGATGTATCGGTAAAGGCTGTCAAGTATGCTGACGAATGGGAACCGTATGACTATGAGAACCTGTATTTCACAAGAGAAGAAGCAGAAGCGGCACTGGAGAGAAGGAGGAATGGCGAATGAGAAATGAATGGACGAAAATAACTGACGGCTTACCGCCAGTAGGAGTTCCTTTAATCGTTACAGTGAAGGACGGTCTACAGGGTAAGCCGAACACGCTCAGATACCCTGTCTATTACGAAAAAGCAAAAGATGGGTGTGGGTATCGTTGGAGTTGGAGATTCGGAGATTATGACTATGACTTGGTGCCAGAGGTCAGCGAGGTAATTGGTTGGATGGAAATGCCGGAGCCGTTGGAGGAGGACAAAGGATGAAACAGACATACGAGGATGATTTGACAAAAGCACTGCGTTGCCTTGGAAGTCAGAATGCAGAAGGTGACTGCTACGAGGATTCGGAAAATATGAGGCGTTGGGAATCTGGAGAAAAGCTTCTTATGTGTGCGGAAAATCCAGTGGGTAAAGAAAGATGTCCGTATCATCAGCCTACATACAGCTGTTGCTTTGAGGGTGGAGAATGTATGGAGTGGCTTGGAAAGGCTGCGGATGAAATTGTTTCGCAGCGGAAGGAACTGGAAGAACTGCGGGCATACAAGGCGAGAATAGAGATGCAGTATCTGGATGATATAGGCAATCCGTTAGAGCCGTTGAAGCTGCAAAGTGCATTGGAAAGCGAGATTTTCAAATATAACTACAGAAAAGAGCATAAGCCGCAGGACATTAATATTTTAGATTATACGGTAATGGCTGCATTAAAGGACTGCTTGGAAAGACAAGTGGAAAAATGATTGAGAAAAACAGAGAAACCAATACATACTATGCTGTTTGCGACTGCTGCTATGAATATTCGTGTGAGTATAACAGCTTTCACGAGTGTGAACATGGCATCAAGGAGGAAGGCTGGAAGCAGCACTATAACAAGAGCGAGGACGAATGGGAGCATTTCTGCCCGAATTGCAAGGAGGAATGAGCATGGATAGACCTGACGAGAAAATCAAACAGCACATTCCGCAGGACGAGCTGTTAGCGCAGTTAGCAGAAGAATGTGCGGAATTATCGCAGGCGGCATTGAAGCTGCGGCGAGCGTTGACGGGTATCAACCCTACGCCTGTGACGGTGGAGGAGGCGAGGAAGAATCTGGTGGAGGAGACAGCGGATGTCTACAACGTAATGGGGCTGCTGTTGGACGCTGCGGACAACGCCGAGATATACAGCATCATTCGGCGGAAAAAGGAAAGATGGCTGAAAAGACTGGAGGGGTGATAGTTTGGCAATTGTAAGGGAAAACGAGAGGAAAAAGGAATATCTTAAGGGGTACATATATTCCGTGAGGAAGGCACAGCGTTTAAAAGAACAGATTGAGGAGCTGCGCAGTCAGCAGATGTTTCCGAGTGCGAACCATGACGGGATGCCACAGGGAAATGCACACAGTGATTTGTCCGGTTATATGGCGAGGTTGGATGCACTTGTCAGCCAACTGGAAGCAGAAAAAGAGATTGCTATCCGGGAATACAATGAAATCTATAATCAGGTGCAGCTGATGCAGGATGAAGCAGAAAAAGAGGTTTTGGAACGTAGATATTTACTGGGGGATTCGTGGTGGAGGATAGCTGTAAAAATGAATTACGCAGAAAGCCATATTTACAGAATCCATGGTGCAGCATTATCCCATTTTCAAATGACAGAACATGAGAGTTTATGATAGCTTTTTTGTGGTATGATGGCATTGTGAAAATATAGATATTTCATGTTACCTCCTATTTTGGGCACTCGGAAACGGGTGCCTTTTTATTTGAGGAAAGGAACGGTTAGATGGAAATTATTAAGGTAAAACTAACGGAATTAAAACCATACGGAAAGAATCCGAGGAAAAATGACGAGGCGGCAAAAGCGGTCGCAAAGAGTATTGAGCAGTGTGGCTATGTTGCACCAATTATTGTCGATGAAAACATGGAGATATTAGCCGGACATACCCGTCTGAAAGCCCTCACGTTGCTCAAATATACAGAGGTCGATTGTTTAGTCAAGAGAGGACTGTCCGAGGCACAGAAACGGAAATACAGGCTCCTGGATAATAAGACAAATGAGCTTGCTGAATGGGATATGTCTTTATTGGCGGATGAGCTGGAGGACTTGGATTTTCTTGACCTTGATTTGGACTGGGGGATTTCTTTTGAAGATGAGGAAGAACCGGAGGTCAAGGAAGATAATTACACTGCTGCGCTTCCGGAAGAACCAAAAGCAAAACGTGGGGATATTTACCAGTTTGGCAGGCACAGATTGATGTGCGGTGACAGTACAATGATCGATGATGTGCAGAAACTGGTAAACGGTATGCCTATCGACCTATTCCTTACTGATCCACCCTATAACGTAGCACTGGGGATGGGCGGCAGTGTAGACGAAGCGAGAAAACGCCACAGAAGAACAGATGGTTTGGTTATCATGAACGATAAAATGGAGAACGATCAGTTCAGAGAGTTCCTAACAACAGTATTCAGTAACGCAAAAGCAGTTATGAAGCCCGGTGCATCCTTCTATGTCTGGCACGCTGACAATGAAGGGTATAATTTCCGTGGTGCGTGTATGGACGCTGGCTTCCAGGTAAGACAGTGTTTAATCTGGAAGAAGCAGAGCATTACCCTCGGCAGACAGGATTATCAGTGGATTCATGAGCCATGCCTGTATGGGTGGAATGATGGTGCGAGTCATAGTTGGTATTCGGATAGAAAGCAAAGCACGGTATTGCAGTTTGACAGACCTACAAAGAGTGAAATCCATCCTACTATGAAACCGATTGCATTGTTCGATTATCAGATTAAAAATAGCAGTAAGAGCGGGGATGCGGTATTGGATTTGTTTAATGGCTCGGGTACAACGATTATGGCGTGTGAACAGAACGGGAGAAATGCTTACTGCATGGAGCTTGACCCAAAGTATGTGGATGCGGCTATTGAGAGATGGGAAGAATTTACCGGAGAAAAGGCGGTGCTGCTAAATGGCGAATTATAACACATTCTTAGTAATCCATAGTAAGAGTGGAAAGGTGAAACTTGTTACATCTTCGGCAAGGAAAGCTGCGGCGGAACTGGCGAAGGGAATCCGCATAGAGGTATGGTGCGAGAATAAGAAGGTGGAGAGCATCACCTGTCGGGAGGACACCATTTCCAAGTATGTGAAATTGGAAAAGGAATACATTGCAAGAAAGCAGAAACTCGCCGAGCAAAGGAATCGGGGGTGTATGAATGGCAAGACCAAAGAAGGAAATCGACCAAGAGCAGTTTGAGAAACTTTGTGGGCTGCAATGCACCAAGGAAGAAGTGGCGGACTGGTTCGATTGCTCGGAGGATACGATAGAACGATGGTGTAAGGCTACATACGATGAAAGTTTTGCGGTGGTTTTCGCTAAAAAAAGGCAGGTTGGGAAAGTTTCTCTGCGGCGGATGCAATGGAAACTGGCACAGAAGAATGCTTCGATGGCAATTTTTCTCGGCAAGAATTACCTGGGCCAGAGTGATGAGGGTGCTAAAAATGATGATGACGGAGGGGTGACAATCGTCGATGATTATTAAACTGAGCAGCGTATTGTCTCCTGCTTTCCGTGAGGTACATAACTCTATTAAGAATGGCGAGCATAACCAGTATGTGCTGAAGGGCGGTCGAGGGTCTGCAAAATCTTCTTTTGCTTCTGTAGAGGTGCTGTTGCAGATAGTGAAACATCCGGATGTACACGCTGTTGTAATGCGTAAGGTGGCGAATACGCTTAGAACCACAGTATTTGCACAGTATGCGTGGGCGGTGGCAGCACTTGGTCTGCAGGATGATTTTAAAATGACGGTTTCCCCTATGGAGCTGGTCTACAAAAAAACAGGGCAGAAGATTATGTTCTTCGGTGCGGATGACCCCGGTAAAATTAAGTCAATTAAAACGGCATTTGGCTATATCGGGATACTGCATTTCGAGGAATTAGACCAGTTTGGCGGCGAAGAAGAGGTCAGAAGTATTGAACAGTCTATCCTGCGTGGCGGTGAATATGCACTTGAGTTTAAAACCTTCAATCCGCCAAAGACGAAAAACAACTGGGCGAACAAGTATTGCTTGATAAATAAACCGGGGCAGCTGATTCACCATAGTACCTATAAGACAACCCCGAGAGAATGGCTGGGAGAGAGGTTTATTGATGATGCCGAACACTTGAAGGCAATCAATCCGAAGGCGTATGAACATGAGTATTTAGGTGTGCCTGTCGGCAGCGGCGGTGCGGTATTCGACAACGTAACGGTCGAGGAAATCACCGATGCACAGATTGCAGCCTTTGACCGCATTTACAACGGTGTGGACTGGGGCTTTTATCCCGACCCTTGGGCGTTCAATCGGATGCACTACGATTCTGCCAGACGGACGCTCTACATCTTCGGGGAGCTGACAAGGCACAGAACGGGCAATGCGGAAACGGCAAGGCTCCTGCGGCAATACGGCGTGCAGGATACGGATTTGATTACGGCGGACAGTGCCGAGCCGAAAAGCGTTGCGGATTATCGGAGCTATGGGCTGTTCTGCCGCGGCGCAGTGAAGGGACCGGGGAGCGTGGACTACAGCATGAAATGGTTACAGGCGTTGGTGCGGATTGTGATTGACCCTGTGCGCTGTCCGGATACGGCGAAGGAATTTACCGCCTATGAATATGACAGGAACAAGGCAGGGGAGGTCATCAGCGGCTACCCCGACAGAGACAATCACCATATCGACGCAGTGCGCTATGGAACGGAACCCATCTGGAAAAGGAGGGGGCAGTAATGCGAAATTTTATCACTTGGGTAAAGGGGGTGTTGCAGATGTTTTTTCAGAGAGAAACGATAAAAAGGGCAGTCGGTGCGGAGGTGGCAATCAGCTCCGGAATGCAGGATGCCATCACGCTCTGGCAGAAGATGTTCTGCAATGAGCCGCCTTGGTTAGATAAGAACACAGAAACGCTTGGGTTAGCCGCTGCGGTTGCATCGGAGATTGCCCGACTGGTTACTGTGGAATTTCACAGCGAAATCAGCGGCAGTGGCAGACGGGCGGCATTTTTGCAGGAAGGCTATGCTTTTGTGATTTCTAAATTGAGAGAGCAGACAGAATTTGCGGCGGCAATGGGCGGCTTGGTATTCAAGCCTTACATGGATGGCGGAAGGATAGCGATTGATTTTGTGCATGCAGACAGATTTATTCCGACTGCTTACAACAGCCGCGGAGAGGTGACGGGTGCGGTGTTCGTGGAGCGTGTGAAAAAGGGACGTGCATGGTACACCAGACTGGAAAGCCATCAGCTGACGGATGCGGGCTATACGGTGCAGAACAAAGCCTTTATCTCCTACCAGGAAGGAGAATTGGGTGTGCCTGCGGCTCTGACAAGCGTGGATGAATGGGCGGATCTGGAAGAAAATCTTGTTATGGGATACCAGAACGGGGACACCTTGGAGCGTCCGCTTTTTGTATATTTCAAGATGCCCTTTGCGAACCACATTGATGCGGAATCTCCTCTGGGCGTATCGGTCTGTGCGAGAGCGGCGGGACTGATGGAGCAGGCGGACAGGCAGTACAGCCGTATCCTCTGGGAATTTGAAGGTTCTGAGCTGGCAGTGGATGCCTCTGTCGGAGCATTGCAGGCGGATGGGAAAGGGCTGCCTGCCGGCAAGCAGAGACTGTTCCGCTCTCTGAATCTGGAAAAGGGGACAACCGGGGATTTGTATGAGGTATTCAGCCCTGCAATTCGGGATGCTTCCCTGTTCAATGGCTTGAATCAGCTTTTGCGGCGGATTGAGTTTAACTGCAATCTGTCCTACGGTACCTTATCCGACCCACAGAATCAGGAAAAGACAGCGGAGGAAATCCGCATGAGCAAGCAACGTAGCTATGCGGCGGTCTGCAATATCCAGAAGTCCTTACAGACAGCCTTGGAGCATCTGGTCTGGGTGATGGACTACTACACAAGCCTGTATCAGCTTGCGCCCGATGGGGAGTACGAGGTTACCTTCAACTGGGGGGACGGTGTGCTGACGGACACAGGCGCGGAATATGCACAGATGAAGGCTATGGTGGATGCGAATATTCTCAAGCCTGAAAAGCTGCTGGCGTGGTATTTCGGCATTTCCGAGGAGGAGGCAAAGGACTACATTCCTGCGCAGGATACGCTTGATTTTGGGGAGTGATGAAGGATGCTGAAACCCGAATATTTACAGCGTGTGCCGGATGGCATGATAAAGCTGTACGCACAGGCGGAGGCGGACATACTGGCGGATATGGCAAGAAGAATCAGCACATACGATTACTGGATTCCTGCGGTGGAGCATCAGGCAAAAATGCTTGAGGAGGCAGGGATGGTACGAGAGGAGATTCTGGCAAGGCTGAAAACGCTGACGGGCAGAACCGACAAGGAACTGCGGCAGCTCATGCAGGAAGCAGGCACAGCGGCACTGAAATCCGATGATGCGGTTTATCGCAGGCAGGGGCTCAATCCGCCGCCTGTTTCGGCATCTGAGGACTTGCAGAAGGTATTGCAGGCAGGATACGAGAAAACAGCGGGCACATTTCGCAATCTGACGTTGACAACGGCACGCACCGCTACACATCAGTTTGAACAGGCACTTGACCGCGCCTATATGCAGATTACGCTGGGCGGCATGGACTACAATACAGCCATCCGAAGCACCATCAAGCAGCTTTCCGCCGAGGGCGTGGGAGCAATCCGATACCCGACCGGGCGGACGGATACCATAGAGGTGGCAGTCAGACGGGCGGTGGTAACGGGCGTGAACCAGACGGCACTTCGCTTGCAGGATGCCAGAGCGGACGAAATGGGCGCAGACCTTGTGGAGGTTTCCGCACACGCAGGGGCAAGACCCTCCCATGCACAATGGCAGGGCGGCATCTATAGCAGGAGCGGAAAAAGCAAAAAATATCCCGATTTTGTGAAAACCACAGGCTATGGGACGGGCGCAGGCTTGGGCGGATGGAACTGCTCGCATAGCTTTCGCCCGTGGTTCGAGGGCATGAGCCGCACCTACGATAAGGCACTGCTGAAGGAGTATCAGGCGAAGGATTACGAGTATAACGGTGTGCGTATGACCGAGTATGAGGCGTTGCAGGAGCAGCGAAAAATAGAAAGAAGCATCCGCAGATGGAAACGGGAACAAAACGCCCTGCAGGCGGCAGGATTGGACAGCAGTGAGGCATCTGCCAAGATAGCGGAATGGAACAGAAGGCAGAAGGATTTTCTGGAGCAGACGGGATTGAAGGCGGATGGGATGAGGGCTGCTGTGGGGAAAGGCGGCATACTGGAGGGACAAATCGTTGAAAAATCAATAAAGAATGGTATAATGAAATCAGGTGCTGTGAGTGGGGCAAGGAATCCTCATAGCAAAGAAGCCAGAGCGCACGCAGAACGGTACTACGGATTGGTTCGCAGCATGAAAACGGATGTTTCGAGAATAGCGAAGGCAACCGGTTTTGCAGAAGAAGATATACGCGCGATTAAGTATTATATTTTTATGGAAAAGCATGATTTGGGCGGAAAAGAGCCGGAATATTTTGCTCCCGATTATATGATGGCGGAATCGTGGCAAAGATTGATTGACGGAAAACCGGAATTGCATGATATGACTTTGCTTAACCATGAAATCCTGGAAAGAGAACTGATGCAAGAAGGAATGCCACAGGATGAAGCGCATATCATAGCATCTCAGAAATATAATTATGCAAAAGAAGCGGGTGAATACTATGCTAAAATTAAAAAATATAAAAATGAATAACGGTATCATTTCGGCAGAGTATGACCCCGAAAATAGCGGTGTTTTAGGCTCGGTTTCTGTTGATATTAAGAGTGGAGAGATAGTAGACAGCAGACTTTCTGAGTATGACAAGGATTTTCCTGTTTACCTCGGTCATGCGGTTGCCTGTTTGGAAAAATTAGCGTTGCAGGATAGTGTGCCGGAGGAAAAGACGGTCATGTGGTACTGAGTGCTGCACAGGAGGGATAACAGCGGGGGTGTAAGGATGAAGATATACAGAGACCCGAAAAACTCATTAAGAATGGGAGTTTGCAATTTCAATAGAGTGGATGAGGAAAAACTTTTTCATTCTGCTCTCGATACCATGAAAAAAGCCAATGATACAAATCTGGGCGAAGAAAAGGAATATCCTTATTGCCGGATGGTTGAAGGGAAATGCCCTGCGGGCGGATTTACAGTGATTTTCGATTTTGTTGAAGGCACCGAAATCGCCTGCGATAATGAAGAAACGGTTGATTTTTTGAAAAATATTTTAGAATAGAACCACTGAGACGATATTGTTTCAGTGGTTTTTTCGTGCAGAAAAATTAGAAAGGAACGGTGGTCTATCCTATCTCGTCTTTGGACACAGACGTAAAACAGGTCTTTTTTGTTTGCCCGGAATGGCGAAAAACTATCAAGGCGTGCGGAAAGAACCGTGAGAACAAACTGAAAGCTGAAAGGAGAACGAAGAATGAAAAGAGAGGACATTAAGAAAATTTTTCCCGATGCCACAGAGGAGCAGCTGAAGGGCTTGCTGGACATCAACACAGCGGATATCGGTAAGGCGAAGGGAGAGCTTGAAGCAGTGAAGGCGGACTTGGAGAAAGCCAACGGCACCCTCAAGGAATACGAAACCACCATTGCAGATATGAAGAAATCCGCAGAGGGCAACGAGGATTTCAAGAAGAAATTCGAGGATCTGGAACAGCGGATTGCAGACGAGAAAGCCGAGGCGGAGAGGAAAGCCAAGGAAGAAGCGGAAGAAGCCGAGTATTCCAGCCGCTTCAAGACGGTGGTCGGGGAGCAGAAATGGCGGGATGCGCTGACGGAAAAGGCAGTCTACGCCGAATTTAAAACCGCTTTGCAGGATGAGGCAAACAAGGGCAAGGGGGACAAGGATATTCTGGCGGCTCTGACGCAGGACAAGGAATATTTCGCAAAAGACCCTGCAAGAGTGCCTGCCTTCTCCAGAGGGACAGGCTTTGCAGGCGGCGGGGTGGATGATGCGGCAGTCAGAGCGGCAATGGGCTTATCCCCCAAGAAGGACTAAGGAAAATCGAAAGGAGAACGAAACATGGCGAACAGCATTACACTTTTCAAAAAATACATTGACCTGCTGGACGAGGTCTATCAGAATGCGTCCGTTACCTCTGCACTGGACGGCGATATGACACTGGTGCAGATGGGCGCGAACACAAACGAAATCGTGATTCCCAAAATCAGCATGGATGGTCTGGCGGATTATGACCGCAACGGCGGCTATGTGCATGGGGATGTGACACTGACGAATGAAACCGTCAAATTCAATTATGACCGTGGCAGAAAATTTACGGTCGATGCCATGGACAACGAGGAAACCGCAGGGCTTGCCTTTGGGAAGCTGGCGGCGGAATTCATCCGCACGAAGGTTGTCCCCGAAATGGATGCCTTCCGCTTTGCGACCTACGCAGGCACAGCAGGCATTTCCAAGGCAACCGCAGGCACACTGGCGGACGGTGCGGCGGTTCTGGCGGATCTGGTGGCGGCGCAGAACAAAATGGATGAGGACGAGGTACCGCAGGAAAACAGACACCTGTTCATCACGCCTACCCTCTACAACATGATTTACGCGGTCGATACCACGAAATCCAAAGAGGTGCTGAATTCCTTTGCAGTTGTGCAGAAGGTGCCCCAGACCCGTTTCTATACTGCCATTGACCTGTATGACGGCAAGACGGACAACAGCGGCGCAAGCGGTGCAAATGAGAAGGTCGGTGGCTTTGTGAAGGCAACTACAGGCAAGGAAATCAACTTCATGGTCATTCACAAGCCTGCACTGCTGCAGTATCCCAAGCATACGGTCAATAAGGTTATCTCTCCCGATGCAAATCAGGATAGTGACGGCTGGCTGTTCTTCTATAGAGCGTACGGTCTGGCGGATGTATACGAAAACAAGGTTGCAGGGATTTATCTGCACCATAAGGCGTAAGGAGGGAAGGCGTATGGCAAAAACAGTAGGCATGGGCGCAAAACAGCCCGAAACAGCGGAAAACAAGGAAATCGCAAGGCTGAAAAAGGAAAATGCCGCACTGAAAAAGGAGCTTGCGGCTCTGAAGAAGGAGCAGGAAAAGCAGTAAAGGGGGAAAACGCATGATTTATGCGGATTTTTCGTATTACAAAGACACCTATTGCGGCGAAATGGCGGAGGGGGACTTTAAGCGTCTCTCCCGTCAGGCTTCTGCCTATCTGGACAGCGTGACATTTGACCGCATTCCATCCGTTACGGATGAGAAAATCATGGAGAAGGTCAAGGATGCCTGCTGTGCGGTGACGGATGTGCTTTTGCAGAAGGAACAAAGGGACGGCATTGCATCGGAAACGAACGATGGCATTTCTGTTACCTACACAACCGAGGGCAGTACGGACGAACAACGGCTTTATCAAGCGGCGGTGCTGTATCTCGGCAATACGGGGCTGTTGTATCGGGGGGTGGAGTGATGCTTGCGTGTACGGAAACGATTACGCATATCCGGTTGTGCTATGACAGGAAAACGGATACGGATGCATATATCTGCACTGCGATTCATGGCGTGAGCTGGTTCGGCAAGCTGATTGCCACGCCGGAAAACAAAGGCTTGACGGGTGCGGCGAAGATTACCGTCCGTATTCCGGAGGATGCCATGCCCGATATTACCATCCGAAATGGGGATTTTATCGTGCGTGGTGCGGTGGATGCCATCGAAAAGCAGGCAGACCTAAATGGACTGGAATACTTTACGGTGCTTTCTGTCGGGGATAACCGCAGGAGCAGGCGGAAGGACTTGCGGCATTGGGCGGTGAGCGGTGCATGAAATTAGACTATGAGGTCAATATCAGCACAGCGAAAATCCTGCGGAGGTATGGTCTGGGGGAGGATAAGGCGGCACAACGCTTTCTGGCGGAGGATGTGGAGCGGAAATGTCAGCCCTATGTGCCGATGTCGGCAGGCAGTGCTGCCCACATGGTAAACGCCGCAAGAGTGACGGCGGACAGCATTATCTATCCCGGGCCGTATGCGCATTATCAGTATGTCGGCGAGGCGATGGCAGGGCGTGCGCCCAAGCATTACACCGGACAGCCGCTGACCTATCACGGCGGTGCATTGCGTGGCAAGCAGTGGGATAAGCGGATGATGGCAGACCATGGCAATGAAGTCGAGAAGGATTTGGAAGGGTATCTGAAAGGACGGGGCAAATGAAAAACATTATGGAAGAAGTGCGGAAATTTCTGCGTACCTATCCGCCGCTTGCGGAAGGGAAGCTGCACGTGGATTTTCTGCCGGAGGAGGCACAGAGCTATTCGGTTGAGGCTGTGCCTGCAAAGGAGATTGTGCGTTCCTATGTGGACGGCTCAACGGTGCGGCAGTTTTTATTTGTGGTGGCAAGCAGAGAATTTTTTGGGGATAAAATCAGACAGCAGCTGGATAACCTCAGCTTTTACGGGGATTTCTCCGAATGGCTGCGGGAGCAGACCATGGCAGGCAGCCTCCCCAATCTGGGCGAGGGCAGAAAGGTCATGCTGATGGAGGCAACCACAAGCGGCTATGCCATGGCGGCAGAGGCAAGCATGGCAAGATACCAGATTCAGTGCAGAATGGAATTTTTTCAGACAAGATAAGGAGTGAAAACAATATGGATGCAGTAATGAGATATCAGGTGGCGGATTATCTGAACACGGCAAAAAGCGGAACGGAAGGCTTTGCGCTGATGGGGGTTGGGTTTAATACCTTGGACGAATCCCCCAACGCACAGAAGGATTCCAAAACATACATCAATCAGAAAGCCCAGACCTCTACGATTAAAAGCTATCAGCCTACGTTTGCGTTTGATTCGGACTTGATTGCGGACGAGGCGGCAGTGATGGCACTGTATGAAATCGGCAGAAATCAGCTGACGGGCGCAGAGGCCGAAAGGGATTATGTGAGGGTGGAGCTGTTCAAGCCTGTGGCGGAAACACCGAATACCTTTGAAGCGAGAAAATTTAAGGTTGCGGTTGAGGTTTCCTCTATCTCCGGCGAGGGCGGCGGCGTGATGAAGGTAACGGGCAATCTGAACGGCGTAGGGGATTTCGTGGACGGCACGTTTAATACGGAAACCAAAAAATTCACACCGGCAGTATAAGGGCAGAAGGAGGAAAAAGAGATGGGAAAATTTGAATTTCGCAAGCATGGGATTTTGCTTGATATCGAAGGGGTGCAGGTGACGGTACCCGCTACGGTGGAATATGCAAAAAGGCTGGAGGACGCAGGCGAGAAAATGAGAGCCTTCGGCGCACAGATGAAGGAAGAAAAGGATGTCGAAAAGGGGATTGATTTCATGCTCGACATTCTGGATGACCTTCTGGGCGAGGATACGGTCGATGCCATTACGGCGGAGAGGGATGTGGATATTTATGATTGTCTGGATCTGGTGATGTATATTTCCCAAGAGGTGCAGACCTACCACGCAGAACGGGCAAACAGCTACAAAAAACCAATCCCCCGGAGCACACAGCCCTCTGTCCCCATGGCGCAGACGGCGGTTGAGAACAGGGCCGCACGCAGAGCCAGAGCGAGAGCGGAGAGAAGAAAGAAATGAAAGAGCTGCTGACAGGAAATTTACCTGTTTCTTTTTTGATTGGCGGCAGGGAATACCCTATCTCCTCTGATTTTGGGGCAATGCTGAAATTGGAGGAGATTTTTTCTTCCGAGGAGCTGACAGATGAGGAGAAGGCGGCGCAGGCATTGAAACTGTTTTATGGCTGCATCCCCGAACCATTGGAGGAGGCAGTGGCGCAGATGTGTCTGTTCTGGCGCTGTGGCAGGCAGGAGCAGGAGGGGCGTGGACAAGCAGTAGGCGAGGGCGCATATCAGCCCCCGATTTATTCCTTTACCCATGACGCAGGACTGATTTATGGGGCGTTTCTCACGCAGTACGGCATTGATTTAAGCCGAAAAAGCCTGCATTGGTGGCAGTTTATGGCTCTGTTTGAATCTCTGGAGGATGATAGGGTGCTGAAAGAGGTCATGCGGTGCAGAGCGGTGGAAATCAAGGGGGATATGCCGCAGGCGCAGAAGGACTACTATAACGCCATGAAACGCAGATATGCCATGCCCCTGCCTGAGCAGGAGGAAAGACAGCAGTCTGCCCTTGTCACAGCACTGATGGGGGATGGCAAGGTGGATGAGGTGATGGCGTGTATGAAGAAAAAGTAAAATGCCCCTACTGCGGCTATGAAATGCCTGTTACATACAGTAAGGATGCTGTGTGCAAGGGGCTTTTTTTACGCTGCAAGGGGCGAAGGTGCAAAAGAATATTTGAAATTGAGATAAACGTGAAAAACATCAAGTAGAGCCTGAGCTGCCGATGATGTTCCCTACGGAGGTGGGACTATTGGCAGAAGACGGCTCTGTTGTAATTAAAATCAAGGGCGATGACAGCCCATTTCAAAAGGTACTGGGAAAAATCGGCAGTGCGGTAAATACGGCTGTAAAGGCGAGTGCTGCGGCAGTCGGTGCGGCATCTGCAGGCGTTGCGGCTCTGGGGACTGCGTGCATCAATGCCTATGCGGACTATGAACAGCTGGTCGGCGGCGTGGAAACGCTGTTCAAGGACAGCGCAGACACGATTCAGACCTATGCGGATAATGCGTATAAAACCGCGGGTCTGTCCGCAAATGAATATATGGAAACCGTTACGAGCTTTTCGGCAAGCCTGTTACAAAGTCTGGATGGGGATACGGAAAAGGCGGCTGCGGCGGCAGACCTTGCCATTACGGATATGGCGGATAACGCCAATAAGATGGGTACTGCGATGGAATCCATCCAGTATGCCTATCAGGGCTTTGCGAAGCAGAACTACACCATGCTCGATAACCTCAAACTCGGCTATGGCGGCACGAAGGAGGAAATGCAGCGCTTGCTTGCGGATGCGGAAAAGCTCAGCGGCGTAAAGTATGACCTTTCCTCCTATGCCGATATTGTAGAGGCAATCCATGTGATTCAGACGGAAATGGGCATCACAGGCACAACGGCGAAGGAGGCAAGCACCACCATTCAAGGCAGTGTTGCCAGCATGAAAGCCGCATGGGCGAATCTGATGGTCGGCATGGCGGATGATACGCAGGATTTCGATTTGCTGTTAAGCAATTTCATTGAAAGCATCGGCACGGTGGCGGATAACCTTCTGCCCCGTATCGGCGTTGTGATTGAGGGCATGGGGAAGCTGGTTGCAGGCTTGGCACCGGAGATTGCATCCGCATTGCCGACACTGACAAATGAACTGCTGCCGAATCTGGTGGAGCTCGGTGTGCAGTCCATCAGCGCACTGGTGCAGGGCATGCAGGAGAACGGGGACAGCCTTGCGGCAGGTGCATTATCCATCGTGGGTACGCTTGCGGAGGGCATTGCGGAGCTGCTCCCAATGGTGGCGGATACGGCGGCGAGCCTTGCGGTTTCTCTGGCGGATGGGCTGACGGAAAGCCTGCCGAATATTATTCCCGTTGCAATCGAAACGATTTCGACACTGGTGGAAAATCTGACGGAAAACGCAAATACTGTCATTGACGCAGGGATTCAGATTATCCTTGCGTTGGGCGAGGGGCTGATTGCCGCCCTTCCGCAGCTGATTGAAACCATACCGCAGATTGTCATCAACATTGCAAATGTCATCAATGACAATGCCCCAAGACTAATAAAGACGGCTTTATATCTCATCGGTCAGCTTGCGATAGGATTGATAAAAGCAATCCCTACGCTGATTGCAAATATTCCGAAAATTATTCATGCGATTGTGGAGGCATTCATGGCATTCCAATGGCTGAATCTGGGGAAACAGCTGATTGAGGGGGTTGCGAATGGCGTAAAAAAAGCCGGAGAATCCATGGCAACGGCGGCGAAAAATACTTTTTCCAAGTTTAAAAGCAAACTGGCTGGCGTTGAAGTTGCAAGCGAGCTGAAGAACATCGGAAAACATATCATTGACGGTATTGTCGGCGGCATCAAAAACAGCCTGTCAAGGATTGCAAATGTTGCCGGAAAGATAAAGGATACCCTGCTTTCCAAGCTGAAGGGGCTGTTTAAGATTGCATCCCCTTCCAAGCTGATGAAGGAGGAGGTCGGCGCATATATCGGCGAGGGTATCGCAGTCGGCATTGAGGAAAGCGGACAGATGGCGGTGGATGCTGCGGAAACTGTTGCGAATGGCATCATAGATGCGTTTGCCGGAACGGAAACAGCGGTTGCATACGCCAAGAAAACGGCGCAAAAGGTCGGGGATGTACTGGAAAGCGAACTGACCAAGCAGAACGCCGCCTTAAAGGAAATGCAGAAGCAAGCGGACGCACAGCAGGCGGCGGAGGAGTTGGCAGACCATAAAAAGCAGCTGGCGGAGAAAAATGCGGAGCTGAATAAGGCGAAGAAAAAAGACCGCCAGAAGATTCTCAAAGAGATTGCCGAAATCGAGGATACATGGAATAAAAAACAGGCGAAGGCAGAGAAAGCCGCCGAACAGCAGGCATTGCAGGAGAGAATTTCCCTGCTGAAGCAATTCCAGCAGAAATACGAAGCTGCTCTGGATACCATCGAACGCAAGCAGGATAGCCTGCAAAGCAAGCTTGCCGATTACGGAGAGTTATTCGAGCGTGTGAAAACGGAGGACGGCAAGGAGCTATTCCAACTGGGGAACCTCAAGGATGACATCAGACAGCTGGAAAAATACGGAGATGCACTCGACAAGCTGAAGGAAAAAGGCATTTCTGACAGCCTGATGAGCGAGATTGCCGGCATGGGTGTCGGGGATGCGATTGACTACATGAACAAGCTGCTTTCCATGTCTGATACGAAGCTGGATGAGTATGTTTCTCTGTTTGAGCAGAAGCAGCAGATGGCGCAGGGCGTGGCGGAAAAATTCTACAAGGGCGAATTTGATGCCTTGGAGAAAGCCTACACCGGACAGCTGCCGGAGTTTCTGGCAGGCGTAAAAACTGAGCTTTCCAACGTAGGCACAGCGGTGTCCGAAAGCATGCAGGCAGTCAGCGCGGAGGGCGTTTCCGAAGGGATTGCGGAGCAGCAGCCCATTGTTGCAGAGCAGGCAAAGCAGCTGACGGAAACAGCGAAGGAAGAAATTGCAGGCTATCAGGCGGATTTTAAGGCTGTTGGGGAAAGCCTGATGGAAGGCGTTGCAAAGGGCGTGCGTGACGGGCAAAGCGGCGTTGTCAATGCAGTTGCAAAGGCATTACAGGCGGCGGTGCGTGCGGCAAAAAAGGAAATGGACATCAACAGCCCCTCTCGTGTGATGGCGAAAATCGGCGATTACATGGCGCAGGGTGTCGGCGTGGGTTGGTCTGACCGCATGGACAGCGTTTCGGATACCATCAGCGGCAGCCTATCCGATGGGTTCAGCCGCAGAATGTCCGATGCGTATGAGAAAATGCGTGCCGCCATGAACCAAAACATGGTACGCCTGCGTGTGGATATTGCCGTTCAGCGCGGCGGAGATACGTCCTATATCACAAAGACGGTCAATCATACAGAAGGAAATACGGTACTGCAGATTGAGCATTTCCATAATGACAGCAAGGAAGCAGTGCCGAGTCTGATGCAGGAAATGGAATTTTCTCGCAGACGCAGAGCCATAGCAAAGGGAGGTGCATAAATGGGTTGGTTTCATTTTAAAGGAAAGGACAGCCGAGACTTCGGGATTCTGATTTCAGCCGCACCCGAGAAGGTCAGAGCAGAACGGCGAGTGGAGCAGGTTACCATCCCCGGCAGAAACGGAGAGCTGACAGTGGATGAAGGAACGTATGCGCCGTATGTCATTTCGGTGGAATGCAGCACCAGAGGGAGCGAAAATCTGGATGAAATACTGGCGTGGCTGAACGGTGCGGGGGAGCTGATTCTCTGCACCGAGCCGGATAAGGTCTTTCGGGCATCCATCTACAACAAGATTTCTGTTGCGGATATGATTTATCTGTATAACAGCTTTCTGCTGCAGTTTCGGGTGCAACCATTCAAATACAGTGTCAATGCCGCAGGGGATGCTTTGGAGCTGACCGCCCCGACCACCATCCGCAACAGCGGCACAGTCTACAGTGAGCCTTTGATTACGGTTTATGGCAGTGGGGATATCACGCTGAACATCAACGGCAATTCCTACCCTTTGCGGAATGTGCAGGAAAGCATTACCATTGACAGCGAAATGATGGAGGTGTTCAAGGGAAACGCCAACCAGAACGGCAAATACGGCGGCGCGGAGTTTCCGAGGTTTGAGGTCGGGAAAAACGAAATTCGCTGGACGGGGCATGTCAGCAAAATAAAAATACAGCCCCGTTGGAGATGGCTGTAGTTGTCGAAAAATGAAATTTATGGTATGGTATAAATGAAGGATTGCCAACTGGCGGTTAGTCACTTCCCGTGAAGGAGGTGACGCTTATGGTTACATACGAAGGGTTATTTACTTTTTGCTTAGTAATCATCGGAGTTATTTCCTTGTTTCATAACAAGAAATAATGAAAAAGCCGCCTAACCTGCGAAGTTAGACGGCTAAAACCAACTACTTGGACTAGCCGCCCTGCGAAAGGTGGCAATCCTTTTCTTATGCTTATGATAACAAAAGAAAGATATTCTGTCAAGAAAGGCGCATCTGAAAATAAAACGGATGTGCTTTTTTGATGCGGATTTTTTGGAAGGAGTGAGAAAAATGGCAAAAACGTATAATCGGCTGGAGTTGGATGTAAATAAGAAGCCGAACAGCATTATCACAGAGGTGCAGGGGGACAGCAACAGTCGATACTTAGATGTGTCCCTGTTCAACAATGGCGTGCCTCTGGACTTGACGGGGCATGAGGTAAAAATCTTCATGGTAAAGCCCGAAAACGGCGGCGAAATCTGGAATGACGGCGTGATTACGAATGCCAAAGAAGGCAGATGTGAATTTCTGATGACAGCGGAGGCTCTGTCGAAGGTGGGGCATCTGCAAACGCAGATTTCCGTCTGGAAGGACAACACAGAGATTCTGTCTACGCAGGTATTTGAAATTTATGTGACAAAAACGCTGTTAGGGAACAGCTCTGTAGAATCCTCGAATGAATACGGCACACTGGTGGTGCTGTTCCAAAATTTGTATGAAGCATACGCCTTAATGACAGATATGGTTTCCTCCTTCGGCAAGAAAGGAGCGGTTGCGGATGCAAGGGATATTGCAACCTTCTGGCAGGGCGTGGAGTATCTGGCAAAATATATGGATACCGATTTGAAGGGGCTGATTGAAAAAGCACTGGCAAACGCTTCTGTACAGGGTGTGTTGGATTTGATTGGTACATCTGGAGATAACGGAAATACAACGGTGTTTGGGAAATTAAACGGAATGGGTGCAATCAAAAGTATTCAAATGATAAAGAACAATAACGGTTTTAATGAATCAGATACATATTCTATTTCTGCTGTTAATCCAACAAAGACATTTTGTTATCTGCAAGGATGTACGATATCATATTCAAGAGGCAGTAAGATAAAAGCTTATGTTGCAAGTGCAACTACCGTCAAAGCGTGCGGTGATGGTTATGGGATAATTTACGTCATTGAATTTTCGTAAAGAGGGGGAGAATGGATGAAAAGATATGCACAAATTAACAAGAATGGATATGTGATTTCTGATAGTTACCTCTCCGATATCGTGAATCTACCGAATATGATTTTGTTGGAAAAGGGTTTTGATTTGAAAAATAAACGCTGGAACGGGATGCAATGGGAGGAATATACGCCCGAACCCACCCCCGAACCACAGTTGACAGAAACAGAACAGGCAATTTTAGACACAGCAATCAATGTAGACTATTTGGTCTGCATGAAGGAACTGGAAATTTGAAAGGAGTAGATAATTATGACATACGCAAGACTGAAAAAACTGATTAGCAGAGGTGCATACGACAAAGAGGATATGCTGAACAAATTAGACGTATTTCTGATGGCGAACCGCATCACAGAGGAGCAGTATCAGGAATTGGTTGGAATGATGGAGTGATGTTATGATTACCATTCACGAAAAAACGGCAAAGACATTTGACACAATCGGGCTGGGGACATTGGTTCCCGGCTCTTGTATTGTAACGGAGGAATTAAACGGGGCGTATGAACTGGAGCTGAAGCACCCCTACGATGAGGGCGGCAAGTGGAAACGCATTGAACGGGGGCGGATTCTCTACGCCTCCACGCCAAGAGGGATGCAGCCGTTCCGCATTTACTACGTCAAACCAACCATGAAGGAGATTGCGGTCAACGCGCGACATATTTTTTATGACCTGCTGGACAACCAGTGCGAACCAATCAGCTACAGCGGTACGGCTACGGCGGCTCTGGCGGCATTACAGGCGGCGTTTGCCTATCCCATGCCCTTTTCCTTTGATACGGATATTTCACTGACAGGCACAATGGCTACGGGGCGCATGAATCCCGTACAGGCGTTGTTATCGGACGATGACGAAACCACATCGTTTGTCAAGGGCTACGGCGGCGAGCTGCTGCGGGATGGCTTTCGGGTGTCCCTCAAGGCGGCTCTGGGGCAGGACAGGGGCGTTGCGATTCGCTATGGAAAAAACCTTGTCGGGCTTGAGGTGACGGAGGATGAATCGGAGGTCAAGACGCGCATTGTCTGCTACGGCAAGAACGGCAGTGTAACGCTTGACAGTCCCCATCTGGGCGATTATATCTACCCGAAGATTTACACCCTAGAGGACGAAAATAAGACGCTCTCCGAGGTGCAGGAGGAGGCACAGGCGTTGCTTGATGGCGGCTGTGATATTCCAAGCATCAACATTAAGGTGGATTTTGTGGCACTGGAAAAGACGGTGGAGTATCGGGAGTATGCTGTTCTGGAGGAGGTCTTTCTGGGGGATATGGTAACGGTTATCAATACAAAAATGGGATTTCGGAAGCAGGCGAAGGTTATTTCCTATGAATGGGATTGCCTTCTGGAGCAGTACAATGAGGTGGAGCTGGGGGATTTCATTCCCACGCTTGCGGCATCCGTTACCAGTGGCGTGAAAAGCGGTTCGCTTGCGTCCTCTGCGTACATCAATGCGGCATCGGTTATGACACTGTTCCAACAGCACTTGAACGATTTTAACAATCCGCACCATGTCACAGCGGCACAGGTGCAGAGTTGAGAAAGGGGATGACAGCATGGAAGCAATAGAAAAAATGGTGCAGGAGGCACTGGATAGCACGAAATCCGCGCACAAGCGGATTGACCGCATGGAGAAGCGACAGGACAATCTGGAAGAACTGACAAATGCGTTTTCGGTTCTGCAGAACGAGCAGGAGCATATCAAAACAGATGTCGGGGAAATCAAGGACGATGTGAAGCAGCTGGTCTCTAAGCCCGCAAAGCGGTGGGATGGGCTGATTGATAAGGCGATTGCGGTGGTTGTCGGTGCGGCAATCGGATTTCTGCTGAATGGCGGCGGTTTATGATGAAAAAACGCAGACGGATTCGTTTTCCACCAAAGATAAATGATGATACCATGTCCAGCATTGTGATTTATTCGTTGGTATTCTGCGCAGGAATCACGATTGCGGGCATGGTATTAGGTGCATTTGACCATGATGTGAGTGCTGTGGTTGACAGTACGCATCGTGTATTTGGGACAGAATTAGGCATCTGTGGTCTGATGAAGCTGTACGATAAAGGCGTGGAGCAGGCGGAACGCAGGAAGCGGCGAGAGGAAGGGAAGGAGATTGAATAATGTTTTTAATGGAAAATTGGTATCTGGTGGTTGCGCTGATGGCGGTTGCAGGAATGGTCGGTGTGTTTATCGGGCGATTTCTGAAAATGCCAACATCCGAGCAGAGAGAAAGGGTAAAGGAATGGCTGCTGTGGGCGGTCACGCAGGCAGAGGCGGAGCTGGGGAGCGGCACAGGCAAGCTGAAGCTGCGGCAGACCTATGATTTATTTATCCAGCGGTTCCCTGCATTGGCTATGGCGGTATCCTTCGACAC